TATCCAAGAGTCATTGCTACACCCAAGATAAAACCGAATCCCCTGCCGAAGTTAAACATCGCCGAGCCCGGACTGCCCGCTCCTCCGACATACCCACCTACTTGCTCGATGACAATAACATCGTGATAAGTTCGCAAACTCTTTAGTTTTGCCAGCACATCCCCTTCAGTCTCAGGCATTTTGATTGCGTCGACCATATTGTTAACAGTTACAGAGGCGATACCTCCGCTGGCTCCAGGATCAATAGCTACCATCCAGATCATCTCTTATAAAAAGAGTGGATTGCCAAGTGGATTCTGATACTATCAAGTGATGCTCCAAATAGAGAAGTATGGCCGGTTGTGGCCGGAGGGGGCGACCCAGCTTACTATTGAACTACTTGCTTTTCGGGAGGGCATTAACCCCGAGCAGGGGGGATTGGGCAAAGAGCAACACTTCTGGAACGTCGTGGAGATGCTTTGGCCGTATCACCCAAAGAAAAACTCTACCGGGTTCCAACGCAATCCGTGGGCGGATGACCAGATCGTCGAGCTTTGCAAATGGAACTATCTCGGCATCTCTGGCCCTAAGTCTTCCGCAAAGACGGAGGTGGTTGGGTTGTGGGGATTAGTTAATTGGTACTGCGCTCCTTTTGACACGTTGGTCTTGGTGACCACTACGTCGGTTCGCGAGGCTCGTAAGCGTATGTGGGGTCGAGTCCGTGAGCGTCACATGCAGGCCAAAGTCATGCCAGGCAAGCTAGTCGACTCGATGGGTAAGCTAGTGTTAGAGGAGGGTAGTAGCGACCGCTCAAGCATTACTCTCGTCCCCTCGGCAAAAGACAAAGAGAAAGAAGCGTCGGAGAAGTTGCTCGGCCTGAAGAACAAGAGAGTGTTTCTCCTGATCGACGAGGCCACGGACGTATCGCCCGCTATTTTCGAAGCGACTGCTAATCTTTCCGCTAATCCATTCTTTCAATGTGTCGCCTGCGGTAACTTTAATTCTGCCTATGACCCGTTCGGTCAGTTCGTTACCCCCACGGCAGGCTGGCAGTCTATCACCGTAGACGAGGGAGGGTGGGAGACTAAAGACGGTTTCTGTCTGCATTTAGACGGAGAGAAAACCCCCAACCTAGAGCATGACGACAAGTGGCCTTTCTTGCTGACGGGTAAAAAACTAGACGAGGACCGGAAGCGTCTTGGGGAGAACTCTCTGTCTTATTGGAGGTTTATCCGCTCCTTCCCTGCTCCGGCAGGTTCGGAGGAGAACATATACAGCGAGGCGGATTTGCGTAAGTTCGAGGCGCACAAGACCGCTATGTGGGTGGGAGCTAAACAGCCCATCCCCGTGGCCGGTTTTGACCCGGGCTTCACCAACGGAGGGGATAGGTCGGTCTTGTTCCTTGGGAAGTACGGAGAGACAGATGCGGGGATGACAGTATTTTTTGACAAGTATGTCGAGCTTCGAGAGAACTCGTCTATTCGAGATAACCCCCGTAACTTTCAGATTGCTCAAGCATTGAAGTCTGAGTGCGAGAAGTATGGGGTGTTACCTAGATATCTGGCGGTCGACGCCACCGGAGCCGGAGATCCCCTTTGCGATATTATTGCCACGATTTGGAGCCCCTCTATTTTGAGGGTTAAGTTTTCTGAAAGGCCCAGCGGTATGGCCGTCAGCCGGTCGTCCCATATAAAGGCGGAGGAGTCTTACGGGAACCGAGTTTCCGAGCTTTGGTATGTCGGTAGAGAGTTCTTGAGGGCTAACCAAGTTCGGGGTGTTACTGTTGATTTGGCTAGGGAGTTGGTTGGGAGGCAGTACAGGACTGCCGAGCGGGGTAAGATATACATAGAAGCCAAGAGGGATATGAAGGCTAGATTCGGGAGATCCCCCGACATAGCGGATGCTGCTTTCCTTATGCTTGACGTATGTCGTCAAAGGGCTAATGCCGTAGCTGGGACTACCGTGGCTGGGGGTGGTAAGTACAAGAATTTCTTGGATTTCACGAAGAAGGTTGATTCTCTTTATTCTTGACCCGAAGCCCCTAATTAGGTACGTAGGAGTTTAACGTGGATCAAAACCTAGAGACAATCTCCGCTTCCGGAACCCCACCTAAATCGAGGCTTAAAAATGCTCAAGCTGCTTTCTCTATTTATCAAAACCTGCTTGACGCAGACGTGGACAGCGCTTCGCAGAGGGTTCGTGTCCAAGCGATGCTCGACGGTGAGCCACCGTACAATCCGACCACTTTGCGGAATCTCGGCCAGTCTTATCGTTCGAATCTAAATTTCTTAGAAGCTTCGGCGGATTTGGAATATGCCCTTTCGGCTTATTCTGATTTGGTTAACGGCGTCCCGATGTTGGCCCAAGTAAAGACCAAGTTTGGCGACGCAACCCAGCGGGGGAATTACAACCAGATTATTTCCGAAGAGTTCGACCGCGTTCTACGCAAAGACTGGGATGAGTTCTTTTACAACCAGCAACGACTAGCCCACGAGTTTGTTGCCTATGGGGTTGGCTTTGCCTTTTTCGACGACGATACTGATTGGCGTTGGAAGGTTGCCGGGCTCCGTGATTTTTATGTCCCGAGAGGCATACCCGCTACCGATAGTCGTATCGAATTTTGTTGCGCTCGCAGATCTTATTATGCCCACGAGTTGTACCAATATATTAAAGACCCGAAGGCGGCCAAGGCAGTTGGGTGGGATGTAGAGGAAGCCCGTAGGGCGATTATCAACGCAGTCCCTGCCGACGTGGCTGGCACGAGACTCGAATGGGAAGAGATTCAAGTAATGCTGAAAGACAACGATCTTTCTCTTTCTTTTGCTCGTTCTGCCGAGATTCAGACCATTCACTATTATATCTTGGAGTTCGATGGGCGGGTGACTCATGCGATCGGTCTTCGTGACGGCTCCAATCAAAATTTCCTTTTCCGCAAAGACAACCGTTTCGCAAACATTAACGAAGCTTTGGTGATGTTCACCTACGGTATCGGCACTAACGGTACCCTTCATTCTGTCCGGGGTCTCGCCTACAAGATTTACCCCCACATCCAAGTTAACAACCGTCTACGGAATGCCATTATCGATTCGACCTTGCTTTCGACTTCTGTGATGATCCAACCACAAACGATGGACGACTTGCAGAATCTGACCATTGCTTACAACGGACCGATGGCGATTCTCCCTCCGAATCTAAATATTGTTGAGCGGACTTCTCCAAATCTCGCAAATAACGCTTTACCGATCGCCCAAGAGCTTTCGACAATTCGCAGGAACAACACGGGGAGTTACGCCTCACAAGTTGTGAGCTCCGCCTCGCAAGAGCGTACCGCTACCGAAGTAAGTGCCCAGCTCGAGAAAGAAGCAGTACTTTCTACGCAAGCACAGAATTTCTATTATGTTCCGTGGGGTAAGCTCCTTAAAGAACAATTTCGCCGGCTCGCTAAAGGTAATTGGAAGGACAGTCAGCCGGGAGGCGCTATCGCTCTTGAGTTCCTTAAACGCCTCCGCGAACGCGGAGTTCCAATGCAAGCCCTTAAGGAGGTGTATGATGTAGCGCCCTTAAAAGCTGTCGGGTATGGGAGCGCTCAAGCTCGACTGCTGGCGTACAACGAATTTATGCAGATGTTGCCAATGCTCGACGAGACAGGTCGCGCGAATGTTATTCGCGATCGTATCGCTGTCCGTGTCGGATACGATCAGGTCGATCGTTATGCCTCTCCGAGTGCTGTGCCTCCGAGGTTACCTGTGGACGCGAAGATTGCTGAACTTGAGAATGACTCTATGCAGAGCGGGAGAAGCGTCACCGTCCAGCCCGGAGAGAACCACGCAGTCCATTTACAAATCCACGCTATGGATTCTGTTCGATTCCTACAAGCTCTCGACCAGAACGCAGTCCCGCCTGTTGAGGCATTCAAGTATCTCTCCCTTTCCGGACCCCATATGGCTTCTCATCTCCAACAGATTTCTTCCGATGTCAGTCGTCAGGCTGTTATCGGCCAATACAAAGATATCATCAATAAAATTACTCAAGCCGTTCAAAGACTTGGGGAAAGTCTCGCTCGTGAACAACGGCAACAGCAGGAAGCTATGGCGAAGATGCAACAGAAACAATTGCAAGACGCCATGCAGATGCAGGTTGATGATGCTAAGGGTAAGTTGCAGGCTGAGTACGCTGTTAAGATTGCTAAGGTGCAGGCAGATGCCCAGATCGACAAAGCATCCTCAGACGCCAAGATTGCGATCAAGAGTGAAGAGGCTCGCCAACGTATGGCTCTCCGCGACGCACAGACAGCACAGCGACTACGGGCTCAGTCCGAAAAGAATCGTTTATCGGCCGAAAAGAAAAGACTTGCTTAATTTTCGGATTCTGCGACAAACATAGGAATGACTTTTCAAGAGTGGAGTAAGCGCGACGATTACGTAAAGCTTTGGGAAAAGACTTGGCAAGAGCCTCATATGCGGGCTGGTCTTACTGCTCTGATTCATCTTGGTATCCCTCAAGTTAGTATTTTGACTCCGGCAACAACTAACGGCGAGAGCATCAACATTAGAGCCCTCGCGCACTCTAGAACCGAGGGTTGGTTTGCCGCTATAAAAGCAATCGAACTTCTCAAGACACCCACCAACGAGCAACAAGAGTTGCCAGGTCCTTGGGAGGATGCAACCAGATAAAATAAGAAAACAAATATATGGCAACAAATTCTGATATTGGATCTCTCGGAGAAGCGCTGAATTCCGCCCTCGGGAACACAGAAGCTCCTTTGGCTTCCGCTACCCCCCTTTCTCAAAACCCTGTGATTGAGCCAGTGACGGCCCCAGTGACGGCCCCAGTGACGGCCCCAGTGACGGCCCCAGTGACGGCCCCAGTCACCGAAACTAACACCGCTGTTACAGCCCCAGCAGA